CGAAAGGGGTAGGTGTCATGCTCAATGACATATGTGGGTTCTGTTATCGTCTGCCAGATTCGGAAGTGACTGTACCAAATTGCCTTCTCGACTTCTGTGAATCGATTCCCGCTGAACTTTCTTTCGGCAAACTTTAGTTCGTTTCCAAGATTATTAGGTGTCGTTCCTTCGAACATCTCTATATTATAACCTAATTCGTTCCATCTTTCAACACATATTTGCGAATAATATTGCGACTTAGGGCAGTGCGAGAGGGCGATCATTTTGATCTTCATGTAGTGAAGACCTTGACCCCATATTTGGTTTCGAATTCTTCAGCGTGATCCACATCATTGACCATGGGTTTGCCACGAATATTGAGAGAGGTGTTGAGTAACATAGGAATGCCCGTGCGATCATAGTAACACTCTAGGATCTTACGAAATACTGAGTGCGAGTCTTTATGGACAAGTTGTACTCGCGCGGATCCGTCGACGTGCGTGACCGAGGAGAAGTCATGCTTGGCATAACTCGTATATTGCATCCAACGGTTCATATGACCCTCAAAATACTCATCTGCGTGCTCTTCTAGAATCGCGGGAGCAAAGGGTCGATACTTCTGTCGTTGTTTGATCTCATTGACCGTGTCCTTGACGTCATATCGAACATCAGCAATCAGTGAGCGATTACCATAGGCACGATAACTGAACTCTGCAGGACCATTTGCGACGCCACAGACTTGATGCTTCATTAGGTGGTCCACAACCTTCTCTGGATCAAGATCGCCCTCGATGTTGTGACCAAGGTAGGGATGAGTCCAGTTAATACGGTCTCTGCCTGTGTCTTTCATGTAGTGGTATGCTGCAGCACCGAGACTGGCGCCACCGTCACCTGGATTCACGTCGATCCAGACATCGTCAAACAGATCTCGCATGCGCGAGTTTGCCATGATGTTCTGCGCGACCCCGCCCGAGTAACAGAGTTTGCTACCGTGCTTCCTTGCCTCCACCATAATATCATATATGAGTTCTTCGGTGCCTCTTTGCAGAGATGCAGCTGCATCCTCCGAAGTCTTACACTGACTCAGAAGATAGGAAATCATTGTATTGATGTGTATCTTCTTTGCTTCAACCTTTTGCGTCCAATTGAATTCTTCCCAACCATCTTGTTCTTCTTGGGTGTATTCGGGAATACACTGAAACTGCTCGTAGAACTGTTGCCAGTGGGTTGGTTCTCCATAGCAAGAGAATCCCATGGTCACATACTCGTCCTCGTTTGATTTGAGGTGCATTCTAGGAAGTGCTTGAGTGAAGTTTGCATACATGTAACCAATAGACTTGGGAAATGATTGCTCGTAGACTGTCTCGAAATTAGAGTTGACGACCATGACCGATCGATATTCACCAATGCCATCGACGACCACCATGACACAATCTTCCTTATCAAAAGATTGAGGTCGTGTCATAAACGCCGCAGCAGCATGTGAGTGATGATGGAGAGTACTATGAAAGTTCTCTCTTATAGAGGGATGTTGTCTCCAAGGCGGTTGGTCTTCGCCAAAGTTAATACGGAATTTCGGATCGAGTAGACCCTTTCGGAATTCCAGTCGCACATTCCAGTCATCATGGCAAATCCATTTTGTGTCTGGAATCTGCATGTGAGACTTGAGTAAGTCTTTTGGAATAAATGCATCGTGCTTCTCACCAGAGTATCTTTCTGCAAGAGTTGCAAATTCAATATTACCATCTTCATTTAGAAGAGTGATACCAGCGTCGTGGAACCACTCTCCTCCAATACCTAACCATTTCATAACAAAGTGGTTTCCTTATTTTACGAATTCGAGTCGACTCATTAGGCGATTTGCTCGATTACCGACCTGCCTGTACCAACGGGAATCTCTTCCTTCAATTGAGGCAGTTTTCCAGTCTCCTTCTTGGAGAGCAGCATTCATCTTCTTAAATTTAGATAGGCGTGGGCGACCCATATTGAAGAGCATGTTAACAAGGATCTCTTGTACTGGTTCGGGGAATGAGTCCCAGTGGAATTTGTATAAGACCTTGCACTCTTCGATAGCAATGTCGAGGTCTTTCATGAACAACTCTTCGCATCTCTCGACAGAAATCATTGTACCGACTTCCTTTCCGTGCTCGTAGTCTTCTTCTAAAATAAGATGACCGATACCCACAGTTGGATATCCGAGATGATCAAGGTAAACTTCATAGACAACTCCTTCATCGATCTTGAGTTGCTCCATTACTGCTTTCCTGCCTTTAGGCGACATTGTAACCTCTCTATATATTGATAGTGTTTCTTCTTCCAGATCCTTTCTTGGTCTGTTTGAGAAGGTCTTTCCATCCTTGGGGTGTTTTACTTATGATCGAACCTGTATGCGACACAATTGTAGTAGCACTCTTATGAACTATAGACCACTCTCCACTTTTAACCATTTCTTCCATCTTGGAAATAGAACAGAATTCTTCTCTTTCCTCTCCTTCCTTGGTTCTGATGTCGTATGTTGGCATAGTATTAGTTTTCCCGCAGACGATGTTCTTTATTATAAGCATTGAGACTCAAAAGACAACATCTTTCTTGATTTATTTTGACGATACCCACACGTCCCTGTGCGGGCACGAGATAGGATCACCTCCAGTTTTGTAATTCAGAAATTGTGGAACGGATAAACTCCTGTTCCTTCTTGACTTTATACGCTTTCTTAGTTTTGCCTCTTCTTGTTAAACGGTTGATTTGATTGCTCATCTCTGAGCGGTAGTTTTGTAAATCAGTAATAACCATAGGCGACTCCTGTTTGCTAATAAGTCATAACAATTTCGGCAATCCCTCCTTCACATCTTCTATTTCGAGTCCCTCAGGTGCTTTCTTGTTGATCATATCAGCAATGATCTCTGCATCTTTGGGGTGGATTACCTCGAGAAGTCCAATAAACATCGTTTCCCGTTTCAACGGGTGCATAGGATCTGACTTGCGTGATCCCTTCACGAAGTATTGGAGTTTTGTATTATTTTTGTGCCAAGAAGTAGGCACTGAGTGTTCTTCTGCTGGTGTGTAGGGAACATTCCCTCCAGGAAGATTGAACTGGATACGGTCATCGAACACGCAACGTAGATAGTCTGTCCAAGAGGAGCGTGCAGCAAATTTGCGAATCAGTCTGATGCGCTCCTCTTTGTCCTTTGCCTTTGCGATCTTATCGATCATCTCATATAACTCTGGGGTTCTTGTTCCAGGTTGCTGTTCAGTTATCATATCCAAGTTCCTTCTTCAGTCTCGCACTCACATGTTTCCTATGAATACGGACATTCACGATTCCATTCAAGTATTTATCGTCGAACAGAACCTCACGATCAATTTGCTCCATCATTTCGAGCAGGTTCAGGTCTCCCTTTGAGTATCCGAACCGTATTATCTCTCTTATATATCTGTCTGATAAACCGTCGTTAACTGCCTGCTTGATCACTTCGTTCGAGGACCAATAGTTTTTCCAGTCAGATTCTACAAGAGTTTTCTTTCTACGCTTCCTTGTCTTGGTGACGGGGAGAGTCTTTTGTCGATGAAATCTCTTCTGTCCGACATACATCTCGCCCGTAACTGAGTCTGTAATTAGATAAACAAATCCAACCCAATCGGGGTCAAGGTCATCATATTCAGGTGCGAAGGGTTTGCCTTTATACAACCAGTCCATAATTAATCACTCGTATATTTGAACTCTTTCAATGAGACCATTTTGATATAGATGTTCTCTGTTCTTCAAATGTTCTTCTTCAATATCATCTTTGGACTGACCGAAATACTTCACTGCCAGTTTCTTCATTATCATGGCATCGTTGAGAGACATCTCACGGTCAAACTCAGGAACAAAACAAATCAATTCTCCGAGGATTCTTCCGTACTTTCCTTTGCCGTCAAGGTGAGTGCGTAAGGTGAAAGTGGACCCAACTTTGATATGGTCTTCGATATATTGCGCGGCGAGTTTACCACACTTCTTTTCTTCAAGGTCTCGAGTACGAGACTCAGGCGTATCAATGCCATATAGACGAATGCGCTGATTGCTGAGGATAATATCAAACCCGCAGTTAATATCCACATCAACGGTGTCACCGTCAACAACCCTGCGTAGTATAGAACGGTATTCATACATCCTTAATCCTCGTTGCAACCATATGTGGTGTTTTTGTTCACCATTGTGTATGGCGTTGTTTGGGATATCTCGAAACTCTGCGTGGCAGTGTCCCATGTCATTTCGACGTTCCAGTCTCGACCCTCAACCCTAATTCCTTCGAGAATCAATCTGTCTTTCCAGACATGAATCCTTCTAACATCAGTCAACGCTACCTCATCAGGATCCCGAATAAACTCTTTCACAAACCCATTGACGCAGAACTCCCTTTCTGCCCAATTGTAGTCGCCATCTTCAGTATATGCCATTACGACTACTCGGTGTCTGCCATCTGTCCAATTCTTAAAGTTGACTGTCTGACCGAATCCAGAATATTTAGCATCGGGGACGTTCGGAAAGGCATTTTTCACATCTACCCTTTGACCGCCTACAGGAACTTCAAATGTGAATATATCATCAACATAGATTTCTACAAAGGACACTCTCTCGGTAGGATGTAATGTCCATCCTCTGATACCACTGATGTTCGCATTTGTGCTATCCTGCGTAGGAGTCTCGATCGTGACACGGATATCTGTGTCACGAACTTGGGCATGAGCAGTAAGAGTGCACAACAGAACCAAAGATAATGTGTGCAAAATTCTCATGCTTCTTCGACCTCTACAGGTGAACCGCACATCGGGCAAAATGAAGGCATTTCATCATTGTCTTCGATGTACACCTGAGAATCCTTTTCGCATACTTCACAACTAATTTCGTATTCCATTTTACTTATTCCTAAAATCCATTGGTTTGACCAGACTGATTGATGTTCTTCCTTCAGATAGTATTTCTACTCTATGTGAGTATCCAAAGGGCATATGAATGAGTTTATCCATTTCACCCAAGTAGATAGACTTGAATGTACCAGTGTGAAGATCAAACCAGTCCCACCGAGTTTCTCCTTCGAGGTTAAATGCAAAAACTTCATACTCATCTACGTGCCACTGTAGAGCATGTTTTGTAGCAGGGTTATGTGAGACGAATACACTGATCATTATGTCACTATCTTCCCATTGTTCCAACCCTTTCAAGAACTCTGGTATTTTATCTGGATGATCGTGCATTTCACAATTTCTGTGCATGAACATGTCATTCCCGTCATAGTCGGATGACTTCCACATATCCCAACCACCGCACTCTGCTACTAATGACCAAAAATCATCTACACTTGGAGCAAGGTCGCGGACCTTCTGTGGAATGACATGTTCAGTGACACGCTGCATTACGCAGCGGCACCCCAAACATCTCCCCAGTCACCACTCAATGCGCCACGTGCGTAGTCAGTAGCACGGTTCTCAAAGAAGTTGGTGTGGGTAGGTGCGTTGATCATTTCTTCGACCCAAAGTAGGGGATTCTTCTTGACTTTGAAGATACCCTTCAGTCCAAGAGAGATGAGTCTTCGGTCAGCAATGTATCGAATGTAGGTCTTGACTTCTTGACTCGTCAACCCTTCCATCGGTCCCATTGCAAAGGCAAGGTCAATAAACTTGTCTTCCAACTCAACCATCTTCTCGGCAATCACGTAGATCTTTGACTTCAGACTGTCGTCCCAGATCTCAATATTCTCTTCGACATATGAACGGAACAACTTGATCATGGACTCAGCATGCATCGTCTCGTCTACAATAGACCATGTAACGATCTGCCCCATCCCCTTCATTTTACCGTGTCGAGGGAAGTTGAGTAGCATGATAAACGAGGAGAACAACTGCATACCCTCCGTAAACGCCGAGAATGCCGCGATATTTGCTGCAACCGACGCCGTGGTACCATTCTCCCCCGATAACTCGAGGAAGTACTCGTGCTTCTCTCGCATTGCCTCGTACTCGAGGAACTCGTTGTAGGTCGAGTCTGGCATACCCAAGGTTTCTATCAGGTGCGAGTATGCAGCGACGTGGAGCGCCTCTCTCGCAGCGAAACCCATAAGCATCATGCGTACTTCTGGTTGCTTGAAATATGGCAGATAATTGTTGACATACCCGCCTGCTACGTCGATATCTCCCTGAGTGAAGAATCGGAAGATATTTGTGAGGAATGCTTTCTCCTCATGTGACAGTTTACGTTGCCAGTCTTTGACATCTTCTGCCATAGGTACTTCGGTGTGTAACCAATGACTCTGTTCGTGCTTTAACCATGCTTCATATGCCCATGGATACTGAAAAGGTTTGAAATATTCTCTTTCGTCGGTAAGTTTGCTCTTAGACATCCTATTTCCTTATTTCGTTGCTCCACCATGTCACAAGTACGATCCTGTGACCCTGATACACCTTTGATACACCATGAAGTAAGTCCGGACCATAACAAAGGGATTCGCCATCATTTATATTAACTACGTCAGTCACAATTTCGTCGCCATATCCAGTATAACCATTATCGCCCCGAACTGCATGCCAACCTTGGGGTCGCGAAGACTCCCCATAAACCGCTTGGGTGATTGAGTGTCCACCAACGAGGTCTTTGGATTCGAGTAACGTAACGATTGTGATATCACTGCCATTATCAGAGTGGATCTTGGTGAAAGATCCAGGTGGGTATTTGAGAAAATACCCTTGCGACACCTGACTTCTTGTGCGTGCCCTTTTATGTAGGGTTTTCATGAACCCCATATTTGAAATATCACCAGTAATATCTCTTCTTTCAACTTTATAGAGGTTGTAGTACTGCCAATACTTCTCCATCGGAGTTTGGTGATAGACATCCAGTGCTTCCTGGACGTCTTCTGGACTCAATATGGATTCTTTTGTGTATCCACCTCGCATAATATAGTTTCCTTCCTATCCCTCGCAAGCGAGGCATTCTTCATCATTCACTATTGCTGTCATGTCGATCTCTTTGATCACTTGTCTCTCGATGCGTGCTGACACCTTGTCTGCCTTGCCGAGTTTTTCTGAACGACAGTAGTACATAGTCTTCAGTCCTCGCTTCCATGCGAGGAAGTGGACAGCATGTAGATAGACAATACTGGTGTCTGGTCTGAAGAATACATTGAGTGATTGTGCTTGATCAATGAAGTTCTGGCGATCAGCAGCATGTTCGATCAACCACCTTTGGTCCATTTCCATTGAGGTCTTGAAGACTTCCTTTTCGTCCTGTGTCAGGAAACGTAGGTGCTGACAAGAACCGTCGTTAGCAATTATCGAGGACCATATCTCGTCATAATCCTGCTTTGTCTCGCCCGATTCAATTTTCTCTTTAATTTTCGCATCCAGATACTTGTTCTTGTTGAGATATGCTCCAGATAGTGTGTCCTGCCTGTAAGCATTCGCCCTAAA